TCAACACTTCCAAAGGTTGTGTTGGCATTCATTTGCGTAGAGACCCTGATAAAGGACTCAATGTTGGCGTGGCGCTCAAGTACCTGTTCAGGAGTAGCTCGATCCTCGAGTCTTCTGAAGGTGATTATGACATGTTTGGAGAACGAGAACCCGATTACAGCGACGATGAATATGATTCCGATGCTTCCCATAATGACTTCTCTGATGATGACGATTATCGTCACTCAGTTAGTGTCTATGGTAAAGCTGGCCACCGCGAGTTTACTGCTTATTCCAGGTCATCCTATACTCAGAAAGAGCGGGATGCAGACTTTGCGAAAGGCGATACCGCCATAGCTTCGTTTGTTCCCCGCATGCTCCGATATTGGGCTGACATGGACGAAAGCGATATGGATTATTCATCCAAACCCTTCGCTGAAGTGAAGGATTCTGTGATTATTCCCGCTCCTGTTCCTGCTGGCGTTCCAGCGATTCCTATCCCTGTGAAGGTTGATCCCATTCCGGATCCCGTCCCTGTGGTAGTTGAACCTGTGAAAGTTGATGTTCCGGAGCCCCCTCAGAACGGGGCACCGACCCCGTCAACAACCGCCCCGCTTGGCATTCAGTTGTCTTTGGACAAGGTGGTGAAGCCCTCACCTCCGATTGTGACCCCTCCTCCTTCCCCAACCAGCTTGGTGGATACAGATGGGAGCTCCTCGGAGAAGAAGAAGATTACGTCATCGTCGGCACCACAAACTGCCGGTTCTCCTCCAGTGGGCGGAAAGAAGAGAAACAAACGACGACAAAAGAAAAAGAAGAAGTCCCCGGTCTCAGCAAATGGCACCAGCCCGACACTTCCCCAGCCGGATCCTACACCAGTTTCCGATACCAAGCCGGTATCAGAGTCAAAGGTGAAAGACCCAGCACCAAAACCCTCGAAGAAGCAACTGAGAAGATCCTCGGCCAATACCCAAAAACCAAGGAACCTCACGGCTTCAGACCTCAAGTCACTCGAGACCGCAATGTTCAAATCCTTCAAGGACGCATTGCTTGGTTTGTCTCACGAGAAGTCCCAAAAGACAGCAAGCCAGGAGTCCCATACACACTCCTAGGCAGCTGCAATAAGGACATCTTGGAAGCGAACCTCCCCAGACTCACTCAGTTGGTTATTGACCGACTCGATTTGCTTGCAGAGAAAGATATTTCTGATCTGTGCGCTATCGAGTTGGTTAAGCTCGGCTATTGTGATCCTGTAAGAGTGTTCACCAAGCAAGAACCACATTCCACCTCCAAAATCCGAACCGGACGCATGAGGCAGATTTTCGCTGTTTCGATCGTTGACCAGTTAGTTGAAAGACTGCTGTGCGCTGATCAGAATAAGCGAGAGATTGCCCTATGGGACAAGATCCCTTCTGCTCCAGGACTCGGACTCTCTGATGACAATCAGCTCAAGGGTCTTTACGAAAGAATTCAAATTCTACGTGGAGATACCCCTGCAGCTGAAGCTGACATCGAAGGGTGGGATTGGTCCATGAAAGAATGGCAAATGCAATGGGAAGCTAAAGCAAGAGCCACACTGGGAAATTTCTCCGAACGTACAACCCTCATCCTAAAGAACCGCTACCATTGCGTTGCGCATAGTGTTTACACCATGCCTGATGCTAAGTTAGTGGTACTGAAGGAAGCGGGAGTCCAGCTCTCTGGATGCTACAACACTTCCTCCACAAACTCACGCTTGCGTGTGCTCATTGCGTACCTTATTGGTGCGCGCTGGGCGCTAGCTATGGGTGATGATTGTGTTGAGGATTCTGTTGTTGATGCTCAAGAGCGCTACCTTGCCCTGGGACACCGGGTTAAGATGTACAACGAGAGAACTGATGAATTTGAATTCTGCTCCAATCTGTTTACTGACAGAGGCGCTTGGCCTGTAGATGGTACCAAGACGCTCTTTCGGTTACTAGAGCAGAGAAAGATTTCACCAGAACTGATCGCTCAATTCCGTCAGGAGATGAGGAACAGTCCAAGGCTTCATGAATTTCTACAGTCGGTTGAGAGAGTCTTGACAGCGGGTGGGCAATAGTAGGAATACAATTGCAATGCCGTCAAAACGCAACAAAACCAAATCCAAACCTCAAAAGTCATCTCGGCGTAAGCGGAGAGTGAGAAAGGGCACTGCTGAGAATCAGTCAACAACTCCCCCTGCACAACGTGTGTCAGTGGGTGAGCAGATTGGCCGAAAACTCGGTGGAGCTCTCGGAAATTTCGCTGGTCGAAAATTCCGCTCACTCTTCGGATCGGGAGATTATCACGAGGAGCATGAAAAGTCAGGTCTTGACTTGAACGCTAACTCTATTGTCCAGCCAATGACTGCGGCTCAGGTTCCCCTCATGGGAGCAGCACCCAGCACCTATCACGGTGCTGTGATGGTGCAGCACCGTGAGTACATCCTGGACCTCACCATTGCGGATGCGAGTACGTTCTCGAACTATCGACTGAACCCAGCAAACGAACTTCTGTTCCCTTGGCTACACACGTTAGCCCAGAACTTTGAACAGTGGATCCCTGTTGGACTTGTCTTTGAGTTCGTGTCGACCTGCGGAAATGCGGTCTCATCTACCCAAACCAACTTGGGAGATGTCAATATGGCCACACAGTACGATACAACGATTCAGCCCTTTGCGACGAAATCCCAATTACTTAA